CATAGTTGGGTGGCAGTAGTTGATTAATAACTGATGTAACCATCGTGCCATCAGCTAATTTTATGTTAATAAGTGACGGGGAATATTATGACCGAAGAAACAGCAGCAGAAACAGTAGTAGAAGCAGGACTTAGCCAAGCGGATGTCGACAAGATCGTAGCAGAACGCTTGGGCCGTGAACGCAAGAAGTATGATAAAAAGTACGAAGGCGTTGACCTTGAAGCCTATGGCAAGTGGCAGCAAGATCAGGAGGCCAGCGAGCTTGAACGGCAAAAGCAAGCGGGTGACTTTGATGCAGCTATGAAGAAGATGGCTGATACAAAAGATGCTGAAATTAAACGTTTACGTGGTCAGGTTACAACTACTGCTGTAGATGGCGAGCTATTGCGTGCAGCAAGCTCTCTACAAGCCGTTCAGCCTTCACAGGTGTCTAGCCTACTACGAAACAATATACGTCTCTCAGAGGACGGTAATGCGGAGGTGCTTGACGACAAAGGAGCGATTCGGTATAGTGATGATGGTTCGTTATTAACTGTATCTTCATTAGTTAATGAGTTCCTTACTACTAACCCGCATTTTGTCAAAGCCTCACAAGGTGGAGCTGGCAGCGTGGGTAATGTAGGTGGCAATACACTGAAGCCTAAATCAGTGGGTGAAATGAGTGGATCGGAATATTCCGAACACCGTAAAAATATCGGTCGTGGTAGAGTTACTGGCGGCTATATTAAACCCAACTAAGGCAAGGTGTATCCATACTGGTCACTTTGCATATATTAATTTTGTAAGGTGATCAACATGGCAGCAACAACTACCTCTACACTAGACGACCTGTTTAGTAATATCATTAAAGAAGCGATTTTCGTATCTCAAGAGACTTCAATGGTTCGTAACCTAGTTACAACTTTTGACATTTCTGGTGAGCAAGGCAAAGTCGTTCAAGTTCCTGTATATGGCGAATCAGTAGCATCAGCTTTGACTGAAGGCACTGATATGTCTAGCACAGCCGTTTCAACTACTAGCAAATCAATCACTGTTTCAGAAGCTGGCGTTCAAGCCTTGCTAACTGACATGGCAGCTAAAACTGCGATGGGCGATGTTGCTGGTGACTTAGGCCGCATCTTAGGTGAAGCAGTTGCTAAGAAGATGGATCAAGACCTAATCGCTTTGTTCGCTGGCTTCAGCGCAGGCCAAGGCGCAGCCGCTCAAGAGATCACTGTTGCTGACTTCTTTAAAGCAGCCGCTGTATTACGTGCTAACAACGCAGTGGGAACTCCTTCTGCCGTTATCCATCCTTACCAAGCTTACCAAATGAAGTCTAACCTAACCAACGCATTTGCTAACCCAAATGGCGCTGATCTTCAGAACGAAGCTATGCGATCTGGTTACGTTGGTACTATCGCTGGCATCAATATCTATGAGTCTGCAAACATTGCGATTGATGGTTCTGGCGATGCAATTGGTGCTTTGTTTACTCCATCCGCTTTAGGCTTGGCAGTTAAGTGGGATATCAACATCGAGCCACAACGTGACGCTTCAATGCGCGGTTGGGAGCTTAACGCTACTGCATCTTATGGTGTTGGTGAGCTGGTTGATGCTTACGGTCAGAGCTTAACTTTTGACGCTTCTTTGTAAGGAGTAGTCATTATGGCCATGAGCGTTGATACCGATTTAACCGCAATCCAGCCCGATATACTGAGCTTGGGGATCACTTCTTTTATCAGTGATCACCCTAAAGCTAAGGCTGACATTGTACGCAGGTTGAGACGCGATTGGTGGCCTAATAGGGGCATATCTGGGGAACTAGATACTGCCCTGATCTCTGAATCTCAATTTACCACAGCAGCCGCTTATCTGGTTCTTTGGAAGTATGCTTTGCCACAGCTGGCAACGTGGACTACTGAAGACAGATTTAAAGCGATGATTACCTTTTATAAGGGAATGTATGAAGATGAGATTCAGGATATATTTTTAGATGGTGTTGAATATGATGCGGATGATGACGGCGTTATCTCTGTAGAAGATTCAGCAGCAGTTCACTTTGGTAGGTTGCAGCGGTAATGAAGATTACCACCTCTGTTAATATGGAGGGCGTATTAAAAGCGCTTAAATCTGCGTCATTAAAACCAAAGAAAGTGAAAAGAGCTTTAACTATAGCAGCATTGGGTCAAGTGAGAGATGTAAAGACTCGAACAGCTCAAGGCAAAGGCTTGTACGGCAATTTTAAGATGTACTCAGATAAGTACATGGAATTTAAAAGCAAAAGGCAAGGTTCTAGCCCAAAGGTTAATTTATTCTTAACAGGAAAGATGCTTGCTGATTTAGGTGTAGTTAAGGCAGATCATCGTGAAGCTGTAATATCTTTTAGTAGAGCATCAGAACGCGAAAAGGCTAAACAGAATGGCGTTAAGAGGCCATTCATGGGTATTACTAGCACTGAGCAAGATGCCATTGCTAAGAGATTTAAACGGGCGCTATTTAAATGAGTTTACGAGAAAGCATTGCAGATAACTTGGTCACAACTTTGGCTGATATGGATAATGGCGTAATACTTAAAAAGGTAACGCGTGACCCGTTCGACTATGAACGACTATCAAATGCTCAGTTCCCATCAGCTTGGGTTCAATCAGGTGAGGAATTGCGTGAAGATATTTCAATGGGTTTATCTGTTAGGCGTATGGGAACCATTAACTATAGGATTATTGGCTTTGTTAAAAGCATCAAGTTAGACACTGCCAGAAATGAGCTCATAGAAGCGATTGAAGAAGCATTGGATTTAGACCGCACAAGAGGCGGCTTTGCTTTAGATACGCAAGTTTTATCAGTAGGCAGCGACGAAGGCTCTATAGAACCAGTTGGCGGAGTTAATGTTGAAGTGTCTGTTAAGTATGTTTATAACAAGGGCGAATCTTAATGATTATGTACCGAGGCAAAGAGAAGGCAAATTACCATGCTTCTCAAATGCAAACCATGATTAACCGTGGGTGGAGTTGTTCAGCTCCAGTCAAAAAACCAAAGAAAGTAACCACTAAGGAGGCCGAATAATGGCTAACCATACAGGCCAATCTGGCCTAGTAAAGATCGGCACAACCACACTAGGTGAGTTGCGTACATATTCCGTTCAAGAAACGGCTGGAACCATTGAGGACACTGTATTAGGTGATTCTGCAAAAACTTATAAAGCAGGTCAAACTAGCTTTTCTGGTTCTTGTGATGCGTTCTGGGATGAGAATGATGCAGGTCAAACAGCTATTTCAGCAGGCGCTGAGATTGCTATCAGCTTCTATCCTGAAGGCGATGCTGGAACTTATGCTAGCGGTAACGTTATTGTTACTGAGATCGGTGTTTCTACATCTATCGACGGCATGGTAGAAGTAAGCTTTAGCTTCCAAGGGTCTGGCGCTTTAGTTTGGACTGTAGTTTAAATAGTTTCATTGGCTAGGGTAAAACCGAATCGTCCCTCCCCGTGGCTTGCCAATGGATTTTAACGGGGGTTTAATAACGGGGAATTATTATGAGTGCAATTTTAGAAGCAGCAAAAGTACAGTTTAGGGATCGGATGAGCGGCAAGTTGCAAAGCTCAGAAGTGCCTGAATGGGTTGTGAATGGTGAAGCGACTATCATTTACTATAAGCCATCAATGAATTTCAAAGATCAGGGCGAAGTGTTAAAGCTACACTCTGAAAACAAACAAGCCGAAGCAGTTGCAATGACCTTTATTCTGAGGGCAATGGACGAAAACGGAACCAAACTATTTAAGCGAGCTAACTTAACTGAAATGATGCGAAGCATTGACCCAGAAGTTATTAGCCGAGTTGTATCTGAAATGGGCGGTGATGATGCCGACATGGAAGACGCAACAAAAAACTAAAGCAAGACCATGATCTGCGCTTCGCTATGGTTTTGGCGGAGCACCTTCACAAAACGTTGGAGGAAATTATGGTCTTATCCACAGATGAAATTATCTTGTGGGCCGCCTACTTGGAGATGAAAAATGGCAGATGAAAACGTCAACATAGTAATTAAGGCGGTCGATAAGACAAAGAAATCATTTAGGGCGGTTACTGTTGGCTTAAACGCTATCAAGAAAGCCGCCTTTTCTATGCAATCCGCATTAGTTGCAGTAGGTATTGCTGGCTTTGGCTTCTTAGTTAAAAAGTCAATGGACGCTACAGACGCTCTAGGCAAGATGGCTGATAAGATCGGCATTAATACAGCGGAGCTTGGTGGCCTACGATACGCAGCAGAACTCACAGGCGTGGCTACCAACACCTTGGACATGGGTTTACAGCGCATGGTTAGGCGCGTGTCTGAAGCTGCTAATGGTACTGGAGCTGCTAAAAACGCACTGCTTGAGCTAGGATTAAGTGCAAAATCATTAAATGACCTATCACCAGATGAACAGTTCCGAGCTATCGCAGACGCAATGGAAGGCGTTGCAGGTCAAGGTGAAAAGGTTCGTTTGGCTATGAGCTTATTTGACACAGAAGGTGTTGCATTAGTTAACACTCTAAAGGGTGTTAGTGCGGCTTTGAAGGAAATGGAGCAAGAAGCTGAGCGTTTAGGTTTAAGGCTTAGTGGTAATTTAGTAAAAGGCGTTGAGAAAGCAAACGACGCAATGACTAAGTTAGGCAACTATGTAACAAATGTATTTCATAGGGCTGTTGCCGAGTTATCGCCTTTAATTGAGACAATTACAAACAGCCTAATGGCTTGGTTCCAGCTTAAAGTTGATAAAGCGGGCGGCCCTGCTTTGTTGGCAATCCAAATCTCAGAATCGGTTCTTCTTGCTTCAGAACAGATATTAACTAGCTTTCGTGACGTTCTTGAAGGTTCGTATAATTTTGCTAACGGGGTAATAAAATTATTCAACAAGCTAACAAAAGCCCTTGGTGGTGAAGAACAAATAGAGCTTATTGCATTTAATGCAGATGGTATTGATTCTGCTATTTTTAAAATAGGCGGTCTTGTTAGCCACCTTGGTGAAAGCAAGAAAGCTGCTCAAGCGGCTAAAGACGCACTTAACTCCATTAAAATTGGTGATACTACAGTAGGTGCAGCAAATGGCACAGTAGGCACAATAGCAGCGGTAGAAGAAACGAAAAGCAAATCTCAACCGTTTAAACTTGGTGGTTTTGACCCAGAAGCTTTTGAAACAGAAACTCAGGCAATTTTACGCGCTCAACAAGAAAGAATACTTGAGATTTCTTTGCTTCAAGAAGTGGGTCAAGTGAATGAATTTAGAGCAGCAGAACTAAGAGCTGCCGCAGAAGTTACGGCACAAAATGCGCTTACTGAAATAGTTAAAAAGGGCGAGCATGACAGGCAAACATTGCGAGGCTTATCTGACGGAACCAAAAACAAAATGGCTATGGAATCTGGCAAAGAAGCTCTTGGGATACTTGCAAAACATAACAAAACAGCTTTTGAAATCAACAAGAAAATGGCATTAAAAAATGCACTTGTTAATACTTTTGAAGCTGTGTCTAGCGCACTTAAACTACCTTTCCCAGTTAACCTTGGAGCTAGTGCTTTAGCGTTGGCTAGCGGAATGGCTCAAGTTCAAGCGATCAGAGGAACTCAATTCCGTGAAAAAGGTGGCCCAATGGCTGCTGGTAGCCCTTATATCGTAGGCGAGCGAGGGCCAGAGCTGGTGGTTCCATCATCTGCTTCTAGTGTTGTTCCAAACGATAATCTGGGAGGCGGCGGCAACGTCACCATTAACGTAACAACTAATGATGCAAGTGGCTTCGATGATTTATTAACTCGCAGTCGTGGCACACTGCTGGGATTAATGAACCAAGCGCTTAACGAAAACGGCAGGGAATCACTTGTATGAGCTACCCAACAATACCAGCATTTAATGCAATAAACCTAAGCTCCAGTAACCCTACCTTATTTTCTGAGGCGGTTAATGGTCGTATGCAAAGCAGAAAGATCGGGGGGCAGAAGTGGTCTTTTACAGCATCCTACGCCCCAATGATAAGGGATCAGTTTAACCCTGTATTTGCTTTCACTGTGGCGCAGAATGGGCGTCACGGAGTATTCACAGTAGTTCCAACTGAGATAAGCAACACCAGCGGCACAGCGAGCGGATCTGTAACCACTTCAGGCGCTAGCATAGGCGTAACATCAGTTGCGGTAACGGGCCTTGCAGGGTCTTTAAAGGTTGGTGACGTAGTTAAGTTTGCGGGTCATGATAAAGTATATATGTTAACGGCTGACCGTTCTGGTGATGGCTTAATGGCAATTACTCCAGCATTAGTTGAGGCTGTTGGTTCTGAGCAGGTTGTATATAACAACGTGCCGTTCACTGTACGCCTAGCAAATGACATACAAAGTTATCAGGTAAGTTCTGGGATGTTCTTCAAATATGAGGTTGATTTCGTAGAGGCATTATCATGAGTCGAG